TTAATGAAATAAGTCCAGCTAATCCCACTAGAATTAAACAACCTAACCCATATTCATTAGGAAATAAATTAAAAATGGTGATCAAGGGTATCGCTGAAAGAGAAAGAAGTAAGGCGGGTGTTACTAAAGAAGAAACTATTTCTGAAGATGACATGAAGGGTATGAGTGTCAAGTCTGGACATAAAAGACCCACAAAATCAGGAGCTGGTATGACAGCAAAAGGTGTTGCTGCATATCGTCGTCGTAATCCTGGCTCAAAACTTAAAACTGCTGTCACTGGTAAAGTTAAAAAAGGATCGAAGGATGCAAAGAGAAGAAAGAGTTACTGTGCAAGAAGTGCTGGTCAAATGAAGAAGTTTCCAAAGGCTGCAAAAGATCCAAACAGTCGGTTGAGACAAGCACGAAGGAGGTGGAAGTGCTAATGAAAACTTTTAAACAATTTCAAGAGAAACTTACACACATCAGTGTCCCTCTTAAAAACATAAAAAAAGAAATTAAAAGTCAACCTGGCAATAAACCATATACACAAGAACCTGGCAAACCACCTAAAATAATATGAAAACATTCAAACAATTCAGAGAGGGTTACATGGGCCCAGCAGTTACTCCAAAAAATTATGAACCTAAAGATACCATCATAAGAACTACGGATGTTAAAATGAAAAGTGCAGAAAAATTTAGAAAGGGAACTGGTTTCAATCTTCCTATTCCTATAACGAAAAAGAAAACTGCAATTAAAACAGTATAAAATTTTTTATTTATTATGTCTGATACTGTATATCTTGGTAATCCTAATTTAAAGAAAGCGAATGTAAAAGTTGAATTTACTCAAGAGAATATTGAGGAGTTCATCAAGTGTAAGGATAATCCTGTTTACTTTGCAAAAAATTATATCAAGATTGTTTCTCTTGATGAGGGTCTAGTTAATTTTAATCTATATCCATTTCAAGAAAAATTAATTAAAAACTTTCATAACGAAAGATTCAATATCTGTAAGATGCCTCGTCAGACTGGTAAGTCTACGACTGTGGTATCTTACTTGTTGCATTATGCTGTGTTTAATGATAATGTAAATATAGCAATACTTGCAAACAAGGCATCAACTGCTCGTGATCTTTTAGGTAGACTACAACTCGCATATGAAAACTTACCTAAGTGGATGCAACAAGGTGTTCTTGTTTGGAACAAAGGTTCTCTGGAGTTAGAAAATGGATCCAAAATTCTCGCTGCGTCTACATCTGCATCTGCTGTCCGTGGTGGATCCTATAATGTCATCTTTCTTGACGAGTTCGCTTTTATCCCGAATCACATTGCTGACCAATTCTTTGCATCTGTTTATCCTACTATCTCTTCTGGTCAACGAACAAAAGTCATAGTTGTATCCACACCACACGGTATGAATCATTTCTATCGTATGTGGCATGATGCGGAAAGAGATAAGAATGAATATGTTCCAACTGAAGTTCACTGGTCTGAAGTGCCAGGCAGAGATTCATATTGGAAAGAACAAACAATCGCAAACACTTCAGAACAACAGTTTCGTGTTGAGTTTGAATGTGAGTTTCTAGGTTCTGTTGATACTCTAATTAGCTCCGCAAAGTTAAAGTCATTAGTATATGATGAACCGATCAAAAGTAATCGTGGATTAGATATCTATTTTGAACCAATTAAAAATCATGATTATGTGATTACAGTTGACGTGGCTCGTGGTGTGGGTATTGATTACTCTGCCTTTGTAATTACAGATATCACATCATTTCCACACAAGGTCATAGGTAAGTATAAAAACAACGAAATCAAACCAATGTTGTTTCCCAGTATCATTGTAGATATTGCAAAGGCATACAACAATGCTTTTATTTTATGTGAGGTGAATGATATTGGAGATCAAGTTGCAAGTATCATTCAATATGACTTAGAGTATGACAATCTTTTACTATGTTCAATGAGAGGTCGTGCTGGTCAGATAGTGGGACAAGGATTCTCAGGCAAAAAAACTCAACTTGGAGTTAAGATGTCCAAGACTGTAAAGAAGGTAGGATGTTCTAACTTAAAAACTTTGATTGAAGATGAGAAAGTAATATTCAATGACTATGATATTATATCTGAACTTACTACCTTTATTCAAAAACATAATTCATTTGAAGCAGAAGAAGGATGTAATGATGACCTCGCTATGTGTCTTGTCATATATGCATGGTTAGTTCAACAAGATTATTTTAAAGAACTTACAGATCAAGATGTAAGAAAAAGAATATATGAAGATCAAAGAGACCAAATTGAACAAGATATGGCACCATTTGGTTTTATATCTGATGGAACAGAGGATGAAAGTTTTGTAGATGGTGATGGAGATCGTTGGTACGCCGACGAATACGGTGATCGTTCTTACATGTGGGATTATAGATGATTAGACTTTTAAAATTATTAGGAAATATTGTTGACCCAAGTTGGTGGGCAGATCTTATTGGTGAAAAATCAGGAGCATATGAACGTGCAAGAAAACCAAACAAGTTTAAAGAATGGAAGTTAAAACAACCTTTATGGAAACAATTCTTTATAGAAGTTTTAATGTTTACATTAATCGCACTAGCGTTTGAACCAGTGTTAAACATGTTAGGTATGTCAATGTTACCTTGGAGATGGTTTTGATGAACCTAGAAGATCAGTTTGGACTAGAACATTTACTCTTTGAACAGAGAAAATGTAAGATATGTGGTGAGACAAAAGAATTGATGAATGATTTTTATAAAACCAGAAAAGACAGGGGAAATGTGCCATCAGCATACGCATATGAGTGTAAAAGATGTTCAATTAAACGAGTATCTGAGAGAAGAAGAAAAAAAGAAAAGGTAGACATTTATCCTGATTGGTAGTGTTCACGTCATGTTTCCCCATTTGGAGAGGTAGCAATTTATAAATAAATTTAGTAAAACAAACGTGGAATTCGGAGAAAAACATGGCTGGCATAGGTTTAGTATCTCCAGGCGTTAAGGTTAGGGAAGTTGACCTTACGGTTGGTAGAATTGACTCCATTAGTGATCAGACAGGTGCAATAGTAGGCCCCTTTGAAAGAGGCCCTGTACTAGAACCTTTGCTTATTGAGAATGAGCAAGATATGATCGATCTTTTTGGAAAACCAAAAACAAACGATAGACAATACGAATATTGGTACACCGCTTCAAACTATCTACAGTATGGTGGTATATTAAGAGTCGTTAGAGCAGACGGTGCGAATTTAAATAACGCAAACGTGGGTGGAATGCCCGTAACACATCCAACAGGTATTGGATCAACTTCAAGTCTTAAAATTAAATCATTTGAAGACTATCAAAATAACTATGAGGATAACGTTTCATATAGATTAGCTGCAAGAAACCCAGGCAGTTATGCAAACGGAATGAAGGTTGCATACATTGACGGTGCTGCAGATCAACAACTTCATGTTACACCACATGTTGTAAGTCGTGTAGCTGTTGGTATGGGTGTAACACAACCTATTAGTGGAACAATCGTTGGCCCTGGCACAACATCAACCGCAGATGGATATATTCAAGGTATCATCACTGGTGTTGGATCTAGTACAATTGACGTTAAGGTTGTAAATCGTGTTTCAGCTGCTGGAACAATCTTCCCAGTAGACTATACAGAAAATGGAATCTTTGCATTTACAACAGGAACAAAGACAAGTAATACATTACCTGGCCCTGGCCTTTTAATATCAGGTCTTACTGGTTCAACTATCGCAGACCCTGATGCTGGTATTTCAACTTGTGCAACAGTTTTCCAAGCAGATGACTGGTATGATAATCAGTTCATTCAATTAAAGAATGGTGCATTACAGTGGAAAGAGATTGCTGAGAAACCAGGCACAAGTGGATACACTGCTGCAAGAAATGGTTCAAATGACGAACTTCACGTTGTAGTTATTGATGATGCTGGAAAAGTCACTGGTGCTCAAGGTGCAATTCTTGAGAAATTTACATTCTTATCAAAGGCAGATGACGCTAAAAACTCTTTCGGAGATGCCATCTACTATAAAAACTATGTTGCAGAAAATTCTGACCAGATATATGTTGGAATTG